AGAACTGGTCGGTATTCTGCTTCGCCGCTGTATCCGCATTTCAGGTATTCTCTGTGCCGCAGCAGCAGTTCGCCGTCCTCTCCATCAGGCAATGTGACGAATCCGCCTTTGAGTGGATCAAAAGCGGACACGCTGCCTGTGGCATTGGTTATGAATGTGTCGGTGTCACCGTTCCCACCGAACAGATTCAGTTCTAGTGGAACTAGTGATGACATTTTATGATGCGTAGAACGAGAAGGTCATTCCTGGTCCTGTGTTGTGCGGAGCAAACGAGGCGGAATACGGAGGATAGAACACACGAAACTTGTTGATGTTGTCTGCTTCCACGAACAGTTCTTCGCCGTGGTACAGCGTGTACGAAGCCGTGCCAGCGGTTGCACCGTATGCAGCCACATCTGCTTCAGAAATGATGCACATGAACTCGTTGGAAGACGCAGACGCGCCTGTTGCAACACGGGAAGCCTTGATGCGAATACCTGTGTTGCAGGTGAATCCTGCAAGACCGTTGTACTCCGTGAGGCTCTTTGCGGCGTTTCCGACATATCCCGTGCGAGACATGAAGGTGGGCTGCATCTTGTTGTGGATCACGGACACCGCGAGAGTGTCTTGCGTTCCTGCACACACACCACCCACTCCGCTTGTCAGCACTGTGCCGTTCATGGACGACAGTGCAGCAGCCACTTGGTCGCGGATGAGGGTGTATATGGATAAATTGTCCGAAAAGTCAAACGCACCCACGGACACGGACTCATTGTACAGAGCCTTCTTCACCGCAGCCATGAAGTCGGTGTTGGTCTTTACCTGTTGGATGCTGGTGTCAATTGTGGCTGTCTGCGAAGTGAAATTACTCAATTCAACCGGCAAGAATCCACCGCTGTAACCCTTTACCGTTACAGGGTCGCCGCTTGTGCTGCCTGTGACCCATACGCCGTATGCAGCAAAAGTAGAGCCTTGAACAGGCAGTGCGCCTGCGTAGGTTGCCGTCACGCCTACCTCTGCGGAGAAGGTGGCGGTTGCGTTGACCGCAAAAGTGATTCCGCTGTTGACAAGACTCACATTTAGTGCGCCACCACACCATCCAGACCCAGTGGTTGCGCCGATTTGTGCAAGTGTGCCGTCATTTAGCAGACCAGTAACATATGTGGGCACGGTCTTCAGAGGACTTACAGCATTGTCCAGTGCGCCCTGACCAACCACCGTGATCGAATCAGTGGACGAAGACAGGTCACGAATATCCAAGTCTGTTGCCGAAACGGTGACACCGCTGGTGGTTGTGGAGATATTCACATTCAGGGCATTGCCCGTGGTGTGAATGGGCACGGTGTTTGCGCCTTCGCTCTCAAATCCAAACAGTCCTGCCGAGACAGTGGAAGCGGTTCCGCCACCAAACACCACGATGCTGTCGCTCTGTGCAGTCAGCCCGCGAATGTTCACTGTTCCGAAAGTGACTCCAATCGCGGTTGCGCCAGAGACACCAAACACCCCAAGGTCAGAGAGTGAAGCCACTGTTACGGGAATGGCACTGCTTGTGGTGATGCCTACGGGGAAGCCACCGCTCAAGCCCTGCACTGCCACATAGTCGATGGTGGCGGTGATTCCAAGGGTAGAACCAATGGCTCCACCGTACAGATTTCTGATGTCAAAATCAGAGCCGCTTACCGACAGCGTTCCAACGGTGATTCCCACAGCCTCCCCACCAGACACGCCCACCACGGTGAGCGAGGTTCCCGTGATGCCCACGATGGTGGTGGCAAGTCCATAGAATCCCGATGTAGCCAAATATTCGTAACGAGTCCACGCGCCGCACAGTCCCACTGGCAGGGGGTTGCTGTTGGACACATAGTTGGCAGTGTTGTCTGCACCGTATGCAACCTTCACCAACTGAAAGTGAGCAGTTTCGCCACCCGTGGGCTTGACATAATCGCTGGCTATGGTATAAGTAACACCACTGGTAACAATCTGATAGTTGTCGCTGGTTGCTCCCATTTGATTCTCCGCTGTGCAGGGTCTTGGGCGAGTCTGATCCTAAATAGGTTTACTACCTATGTATATTTCCGAAAGCAAGGCTAATATGAACATCAACAATCTACGGTTCCCCCGCGAAGTAGAAACCCATGTAAAACAGTACGCTGTTTCGTATATTGACGCTGTTCTTGCTGTGTGTGAACGCTACGGCATAGAACCACAGGTGGCTGCAAAATTCCTCAGCAAGCCCATCATTGAAAAAATCAAGGCTGAAGGACAGGAATTGAATTTGCTCCCAAAGAAAACCCGACTTCCTGTTTGACACGCAGCAGACTGCTGCTATACTACCCTACATAGATGTGACCGTTCGTGGTCACACACTCTTATACACCGTACATACCGTACACAACAAGGAGATACGCATGGGATTCAAAGACCTGAAGTCTGCTTCCAAGAACTCGTACCAGTCGCTTGCCAGTGAAATGGACAAGATGGCGAAGAAGTCAGAGTCCTACAAGGACGACCGCCTGTGGAAGGCAGAAACCGATAAGACTGGCAACGGCTACGCCGAGATTCGTTTCCTACCCGCACCCGATGGCGAGGATCTGCCGTGGGCGCGTGTGTGGAGCCACGGTTTCCGTGGTCCAGGTGGTTGGTACATTGAGAACTCTCTCACCACGATTGGGCTGAAGGATCCTGTGTCCGAGATGAATAACCTCCTGTGGGAGAGCGGTTCAGACAAGGACAAGGCAATTGCCCGTGACCGCAAGCGGCGGCTGTCGTACATCAGCAATGTGCTGGTGATCAGCGACCCGAAGAACCCGCAGAACGAGGGCAAGGTGTTCCTGTTCAAGTACGGCAAGAAGATTTTTGAGAAGATTCAGGGTGCCATGAACCCCGAGTTTCAAGACGAGAAGCCCATGAACCCGTTTGATTTCTGGACGGGTGCAAACTTCAAGTTAAAGATTCGTCAGGTTGACGGCTACGCAAACTTTGACAAGAGCGAGTTCTCTGCCCCGTCTGCGCTGCTTGGCGGTGATGACGCTGCTCTTGAGAAGATGTGGAAGACGCAGTACTCCCTGAAGGAGTTCACCGATCCCAAGAACTTCAAGTCGTATGACGAACTGAAGGCTCGTCTTGAGCAGGTTCTTGGCGGAAACATTCGCGCCACGGCATCAGACGCTGTGGCAAAGGGTGGCGCAGAAAAGGCTGCGTTCTCTGATGACGAGGATGCTGCACCTGTTCGCAAGTCCGCTCCTACCCCGCCTCCCACTCGCAAGCCTGCTCCCGTGACGGAAGCCGTCAAGACCGATGACGATGACACGGAAGACGCTCTCTCGTACTTTGAGAAGTTGGCTAACGAGGATTGAACCCCTTCGGTTTCGCAGGAAGAGGCGCACGAAAGTGCGCCTTTTTCTTTATGGAGATATCGTGCGGAACTGCATTGCCTTCAGTGTAGGCTCGTTGTTGCGGATTCGCAGATCATCATTAAAGTTGTTCGTGACATTGCTGACGCGAGTGTTCACGGCAGAGTTGCTGACCACTGGTCCTGCGGTCGCTGTCCCCGCCTTTGCTTCGGCTTGTGCGGTTCCAAGAGCGGACTGCTCGGAGTTGTACTGACTCACCATCTTGCCAACGCTTGTGTTTGGCGATGCGGGTGATGTGATCTTCGCCGCTTCTTCCGCTGACTTGCTGTCATCAACAGAGATGAGAGAACCTATGCCAGGTATAGATTCCACCAAGTCGTAGATTCCTTTTGGTCCGATTGCGTCTGCGATGGAGTTGGCAACCAATTCTCCAAGATATGCACCGCCGATGCTGCCTGCTATCGTGCCAAGTGGTCCAAGGGCTGTTCCTACCACACCACCGCCGAGCGATCCTAGTGCAGAACCAAGAGTTCCCACCAGCGTTCTTCCGATCTGTTCTTTCTTTTGATCGGCGGAAAGATTTGGGTCATTCTTTATGGAGCCGATGTCAAAGGCTCCCATTCCTGCGGTGATGAGCGCACCAAGACCAGGCAGACTTACAAGTGACTTTGCTATCTTGCCAGCACCTGATTTGATTCCATTAGTGAGTGCTTTCACGGGATTCAGGCTTCCCACTACATCCTTTGCCTTGCCCAACAGGTTGCCAAAGAATCCACCAGCCTTGGACGCGGCGGTTCCCACGGCTTTTCCGACACCAGTGTTTGCTATAGCGGATCCTGCCTTTGCAGCAAATCCACCCACCGCGCTTACACCTCTGCCAATCAGTCCACCCACACCGCGCACGGCTCGTCCTGCAAGACCACCTATTCCTCGCGCTGCTCTGCCTGCAAGACTTGTAATTCGTTTTCCAACAGCAGAACCAAGCAGTGTGGATACGGTGTTTCCCAAGAAGTCTTTTACAACTCCAAGAATAGACGACAGTATGCCGCCCTTCTTTTCTCCGTCCTTGCCACCGCCTACAGCCTTCTTGACAATTGCGCTTCCCTTGCCTTCAAGTTCCGCTTCTCTCGCCTTCAGTTCTGAAGTATCGCTCTCTGGAGACATCTTGGACTCCATGAGCGTTCGTATCTTCGTGACTTCTTTGTAGATTGCACCAAGTGTGGCGTTTGAGCCTTGGTTGCCACCAAGTCCAGGAATATTCGCTGCGGGTGTACCGCCAAGACCAGCAAGCGCACCTTGCCGTCCACCACCACCCTTGAGTCCACGAGCGTATTTTTGCAGTTCTTCTTCGGACTCTCTGCGCTGACGGAGGAATCCGCCGAGTACGCCGCCAATCACGGGAATCTTTGAAATAAGTCTTTCTGGCAGCGTTTTCTTGAATTCTTCCGCTTTCTCTTTCAGGAATTCACGGAAGGACGCTTTCCGCTTCAGTTCCTGCTGCACGGGCGTGATCACTTCGTCTAGTTTTGCTGATATGGCTGCTTGATCGCCTTTAGCCTGCGAAGCCAGTTTTTTTACAATCTTCAGTTTTGCAATTATGCGCTGCGCTTCCTTGCTGTCCGCTTCCGCCACATCCCCCGCCAATCGCTGTGCTTCCATGAGCAATGCCATAACGCCCTTGTCCAAGTCGCCCTGTGGCAGTCCTATGGTTGCTGGCTCTCCTGCTGCTACGGTAGGGGCGGCGGGGCTTGCACGGAATTGGGGCTTCAGAGTTCCAAAACGACCGCCAACCCGCTCTTGGCGGGAAGACATCATTCTTCTGTATTCTGTGTCCGTGACTTTTTTAGCCATGAGCCTACCCCTTCATCATGGTGTATATGTCACAGTTGTCGTTTTCCGCTGACCTGTTCGCGCTCTTTTTTCAGATGAGCAATTAGCATTTGTATGTATACCTCTCGCTCCCAAGGTATCAGCCCCTCAACTTCTTCTAGGGAATACCCGTGGTGCTGCATGAGGTTAAAGTTTAGTTGAAAATACGCCCCCAAGTCGTTGTGACAGAGGGCTACTGAAAAAAATCAGATACGCTCTTCAACTCTGCCTTTGCAGGATTCTTGCAGTGCGGGCAGGTGTACTTGAATTCGTAGTGCAGTTCGGGAGAGGACTGCAAGTAGTCCATGATCTTCGCAAACTGATCAGGCAGCATATTGTCTACGAATGTGGACAGTTCCTGTGGATTAATGTCCTTGGTCTGGTGAACCTGCTCGTTCAGCACCACCGATTCAATGCACTTCTTTGCAAGGTCAAACGCGATCTCTACTTCGTTCTGATCGTGGTTAATGTCGTGTATGGACGGATACCGCATAATAAGGGACAGGTTGTCGCTTATCACGATGGTGCCGTCCGCAACAGGCTTTTCCTTTGTTTTGATGGTAATCTCGTCCAGTTTGATCTTTATGCTGGTGTCTTTGCCGCACTTGGGACAGACTACCTGTGGCTTTACTTCTTCGCCCACGGACTTGGAGCGTATTTGCAGGAAGGCGTACTCTGCGTCTGCCACGCACATCTTTCGAGTGTCCACGACACCGTTCGTGCAAGCGGAAATCACATTCCGCATGGCATCATTGATCTGATTCACGCTTTTGGATTGCAGTGCCATGAGAAGGACTTTTTCTTCCTTCACCACGAACGGGCGGAATTTTGAAACAATTCCTGATACGGGAAGGGTCATGGTGTACTGCGGCAGAGCCGCATTGGTCAGATTCAGTGTGTTCATGTTTATCCTTTAGTCAATGAAGTCAAAATGTATGTATTCGTCAAGGCTGTGTGTTTATCACGGAATTGAATTTTTGAGGATCGTAGAATCCGTTTACCGTGCCATCGTATCCCATGCGGTTGATCTGCCCTCCGTTGGAAGTCAGGAACTGCTGCGGTGACGGAGGACCGACAAGTTCGGCTGCTGCAACTGGTGCTGCTTGCTGCAAACCAATGTACTGCGGCGTGTACTTTCTGAACGCAAGTGTGATGTCTTGTTTGAGAAAATCGTTGTCCTTGTCGTATCCTACTTGCAGATCACCGATAGCCTTTGGATACACCTCTTCCACATAGAAACTGTGAGCAGGATCGTCTGCTCTGGTGGTAACGGTGATTTGCAGGTTTGTGGTGTAGTCATCGTAATATCCAAACTTGTAGTTTGACGGACTGCACACCAGATTCATCCAGTCCTCAAAGAACTTGCGCTCACGCAGGTCGGCAGACAGAATCACGGATAGAGTCATCTCTCCTGCGTAGATGGGTTCATACGGCATATTCCGCGCAGGACCGTAGAATCTGTACGGAGTGGTTGACAGCGATCTGCCAGGAATCAGGATGGAGTCGCATCGCACCATCAGGTTCCGCATGAACGGAATGTTCGTGACTCCAAAGCCAGCGGGAGCCTCAAACAGCACCTCGTAACGATTGCTGAACGCGAGTCCTGACTGCGTGATAGAACTGATGAGTTCGTTGATGTTTGATGGAACGAATGCCATTTATCTGCCTCCCCCGAGTGCCTGTGTCTTTGTGTCTCTGTAAACCGTGACGGGTCGCGCCCCCGAAAAGCGTGAAGTGTTTGCGGTCACCATCTGTTCCCACAACTGAAAAGGAACAATCACGGGTCGCCGCTTCATGCCTTTCCACAGATACCGTCTATAGCACGGTTTGAAGAATTTGAATTGTTTCCGAGCATTGAGTCTGTCGTAGTCCACTTGCAGGCGGGTTCTCCACTCATCGTTTGCCTTTATTGTAGGAAGTCCCCTCATAATCGCGTCAAACAAGAATTCCCTCAAGTCGGGCTGAACGAAATGCAGGTTTACCCCTTCAAAACCGCCTCGGTACACATCAGTAATCAAGACAAGAGGAAACTTGTCGTAATATGTATTCCGTGAAATAAAAGATTCGCTCACGGGTTCGTATTTGAAAAAGACCATCTGCCCGTTCATCAGGCGGCTTGGTATGGACAACTGTCCTGCCCGTTGCAGCATCGTCACGAACTGAACATAGGTCTGTTCTGTTGCACCAAGAACTGTGGTGGTTTCTTCTATGAGAGAGGACAGGTCTTGTACCATTTCGTCTTCGTTCATGTGGACTTCCTGAACAGATCGTCTTCTGTCAATATTTTGAATTCCCATCCCTTGGCATCAGATACGCGCTTTGCGGCTTCCCATTTAGCCTTGTTGGTGATCCATGTCTGCACTTCGGTGATGTACCCCCGAGTGATGCGCTTTCGCTTCTCGGGTTCGCGGCACTGCTTCTTTGGCTTGATCTCTACCAACCAGGTCTTTACTCCTTCGGGTGTTCGTATCTCCACGAAGAAATCAACAAAGTAGCGGTGTGGCTTGCGGTCTATGGGACTCATGTACGGGATCACCACTTCTTCCGATGCCCACCGCAGCACATTGGTGCTGCTGTCGCAGAACTTCATAAACTTCCGCTCCCACATACTACGGTAGACGATCTTCGTTGGATCGCCAATGTATTTGGAGGGGTTGTTGGGCTGAAATTTACCTTTGTATGCCATACATAAATATGTAGCCGATTTTCAAAAGGAACTGCCCATGTCTGCCATACCGCAATCACTAATTGATCCCGCTTTCACTTCCAGTGGGAAGCCGTTCATCTCAACGAACAGATACGGCACGGGTCGGTACAGCCAACAGGTGTTCAATGAGCAAATGGGTGACGCTGTAACGCAGCAACTGGAAGGAACGCCCAAACTCACGCGGGGCGACCGCCGCCGCCCATCAGTATTGAAATATCCTCTAGACTTGGGTTCCGCTCAGGTTCCCCATGTCATGCAGTTCAAGGTGTTTTGGAGATTTGAAGCCAAGGACTTGCGCGAGGGTATGCAAGCCGCCAAAGCAGAGTCGCAGAAAAATCTTCAGAACTTGCAGACGCTAGCGAGCCTCATAGACAACGGCGAACTGTCGCCTGAAATGCTGTACCGCTCGCCATTAACGAACGAGAAGATTGCTGCTCTTGAGGGCATGGTGGTTGATTCAAACACGCTGAAGATCGTAGACCCCAACAGCCGTGACAGCATTGCCACTTTGTTGCAAACGAATCCTGGAAAAGCCAAACAAATACTTGAGCAAACCATCATGTCTGAACAGACACGGCTTTCAAGTATTGAGTCTGAATTGGACAACGGTGCAGGCAAGGTTGGTTTGGACGAGCAAGAGCGGCTGCTTGTGCAGAATCGTCTTGCTGAAAACATTGGTCGCACGGGAGTGGGTGAGTCTGCCGTGAAAGGAGCCGCCGCTGGCGGTGTTCTCGGCGGTTTGGCTGGGTTCTTGTTTGGCGGTGGACCAGCGGCAGCAATCGGAACCGCTTTGGGCGCGGCAGGAGGTGCAGCAGCGGCGGCGGGCGGTGTGGCTATAGCCAAAAATTTCTCCACCGAAGCAGTGTACGATCAGATGGTTTCCGTGTACCTTCCGTTCTGCACAAAGGTAAACAACGAAGACTCGTTCGTGTACGAGGACAGCAACCAAGCACTTGCGGGTGCGGTGTTTGACGCTATGGGCGGCGATGTGCTGCCAGCAGCAGGTCAGGCTCTTGAAGCAGGAGCGCAAATTGTGGGCAACAAGTTTGCGTCAGGTGCAATTCAGGCTGCGCGTGGCACAGTGATAAATCCTCGTCTTGAAAAACTGTTTCGGCAAAAAGACTTCAGAAACTTCTCGTTCTCTTGGGAGTTCTATCCGCGAAACCGCGATGAAGTGCAGGCTGTCCGCGACATCATTGAAACATTCCGTTACCACGCGCATCCTGCTATGGACGACAAGCAGGGAACGGAAGAAGAGAACAAGGTGCAGATCATATTGAGAACTCCTGCGGAGTTTGAGGTTCGTTTTCTGTCGTCTAATCCCGACATCAATTCCGCTGGTTTTGTGGAGAACGAGTATCTTCCCAAGATCGGTCGCTGCGCGTTGTCCGCCATATCGGTTGACTATACTCCCAACTCACTGTTCAGCACATTCGCTGACAACTCACCCACCGCGATCACGCTCACGCTGAACTTCAGCGAATTGGGTCTGCTCACACGCGAAACGGTAGACAAGGGCTTCTGATGGCTTACTTCTCAAAGTTTCCCATACTTCAGTATCCTGTGCGGGACGGCAACGAATTTCGTTTTGCCTTTGTCGCAAACTTGCTGCGTAGGGTGGGATTGAGCGAGGACATGAAAGGCGCAGACGGCGCGTTCATAGAGTACAACATCAAGGACGGTGAACGCCCCGAACACATTGCAGAGCGGATATACGGCGATCCGTCATTCCATTGGTTGGTCATACTCACGAACGACATTGTTGATCCGTATCACGGATGGTACAAGTCAGGAAACGCACTTGAGAAATATGTGCAGAGCAAGCACGGCGGCAAATCCGTGTTCATCGGCACCACTGCTGACGGGTATTTCTACAGCAAGTATGTGGGCACTGGCTCTTCTCTGTCGCAGGGATCACTGTCTGCTGCCGTTGTTGACTATACCCCCGAACTGTGCAAACTCACGGTGCGCGGTGGAGAATTCTCTGAAGGCAATGCCACGCTCACGGTGAGTGGTTCCACGGCTTACAATGTGCAGATATTCCGCGTTGAGCCGTCTTTTACCGCAGTGAATCACTTTGAGTTTCAGCACAACAGCGGCATCTGCGGAGCAAACGATGAGTTCACCGTTGACCCGTTGAGTCAGCAGAACGCAAGTTTCTCCTTGGTTGGCGGCGTGGTGGGAGCAACCGCGGACGAGTATCCCAATACGAGCCAAGGACTCACCTATCAGTCGGTTTCAGGCATTGTTGATTTTTGGGACACATACATCGGCAGGTACATGGGCGTGTCAGGCGACAAGGTGAATACCTATGGTGTAAGCAATCTGCTCCACGAAACCCGCGTGAATGACGACAAGAGAACCATAAAGATTCTGCATCCTCGTTTCAAGCGTGAAGCGTTGACTCAACTAGAAGCACTGTTGAGAGTCTAATATGTCCCAACACGGAAACGACATCCTATCAGCAGGCAATTATGTCCTGAACACACTGTCAATGCACTCGCTTGTCAGCGGAAAACGATTGGACTTGACAAACCTGTTCAAGCGAATTGAAATATACGAGGATATGTTTTCTCCGTACATTACGGCAAAGGTATACATTCAGGACGGATTCAACTTCCCCGAGCGGTTCCCCATCACGGGACAGGAGAAGATTGAGATATCGTTCAAGACCGATGTGAATGCCTTGCCGTTGGTTGAACTGGTGTTTCGCCTGTACAAGTTTGACGGGCAGCAGATTTCTGAAAACGGAAAGTCGCAGGATTATGTGCTGCACCTGATGAGCGAAGGCGGCTACCTGAACTTCTCTCAGTACTGTGGATACGCCGTGAACGGATCGGTTTCGGGAATGGTGGGAACGCTGTTCAAGAAGCACTTTGATGACAGTGTGTGGAAAGACCGTTTGGAAGTGGAGTCCACGCGGGACAATTATTCGCTTGTGGTGCCAGGTGTGTACACACCATTCAAGGCAATCAGTTGGCTGACTTCTCGCGCCATCTCGCAGACGGGAAAAGAGTACAGCCCGTTCATGTTCTATGAAACGCTTGACGGACACCGATTCAAGAGCCTGTCAAAGATCATTGAAGACGGATCAAAAAATGTCACGAACTATCTGTATACCATAGGTAACATCGGTATTGCAGAGGGCAGCAAGCAGGACTTGGGCTTCAAGAGCATTCTGCCCAACCGCTACCACAAGATTCAAAAACTAGAAGAACTTGGGCGGTTTGACGCTGTTGAGAACATTATGAACGGCTTGGTGGCTTCCCGTATGCAAGTGCATGACTTGCTACGCAAGGAAGATCGTCATATAGAGTTTTACGAAAGCGATGTGTTTGAAAGCATGAAGAAGTTGGGAGATCAACAGAGACTCAAGCAAGGCGATTCCCTGCTCCACAAGTCCCTGAAGACAGGTGGTGCGTATTTCTATATGCCAACCACTCCGTACACGGTGTTTTCCAAGGGCAATCCCATAGAAGACAATTTCCAAACGGAAGCCCTGTTCCTCAAAAAGAAGTACCACACGAACTCTTTTCTGACGCAGAAGATCGTGATGCAGATTTTCGGAGACAGCCGCAGGCGGGTGGGTGATGTGGTGAATATCAGCGTTCCGAAGCCACAGTCTGATGTCACGGTGGTGCAGGATCAGAACGACAAGAATTTGAGTGGAGAGTTCTTGGTTACCAGCATACGGCATACGCTTGGCACGGCGTACAGTTGCAAAATGGAATTGTCTAGAAACGGCATGGGAGTGTAATGAAAACATTTCTAGGAAAAGACGGATTTGTGTGGTGGCACGGTGTCGTGGAGGACATTGGTGATCCGCTGTACCTTGGACGGTGCCGTGTTCGTGTGTACGGATTCCATGTTCACGACAAGAAAGAACTGCCTACCGAGTGTTTGCCGTGGGCGTATCCCATGCAGCCTATCACCAGTGCGGCTCTGTCGGGAATAGGGCAGTCACCGACAGGTTTGCTTGTTGGTTCCCATGTCTTTGGATTTTTCCGTGACGGGGACGAGGCGCAGGATCCTGTCATCATTGGATCGTTTGGTGGCGTTCCGTTGAAGGCAGCAGACACGAACGCGGGTTTCGCTGATCCAAGCGGTCAGTATCCTGCAAAGCAGAGCGATGTGGACGACAAGAAATTCCCACTGGGAGTTTCGGTGGTTGGCGAGCAGGACACCAACAGGCTTGCCCGCAACAACGACAAAGATCAGATGAAATCCACGGTTGCTGCATACAAGGTGTCAACGGTGCAGACAGAAATACAAAGCACCCCATCTATAAAGAGTGCTTCCACTTGGAGCGAGCCTGTCACACCATACGCAGCAGAGTATCCGAAGAACCATGTTCGGTACAGCGAAAGCGGTCATGTGGAAGAGTGGGACGACACGCCAGGCGCAGAGCGCATTCACCAATTCCACAAGTCAGGCACTTTCACGGAAATCGGAAACGGGTGGGAAGGCAATCCTGACGGAACCCGCGTGCAGCGCATTGTTGGCGATGACTACGAGATCGTACACGGCAACAAGAAGATTCATATATCTGGTTCCGAAGGCTTAAATCTGGTGGTGGACGGAGCAGTGAATCTGACCATCAACGGTGGCGGCAACATACAGATAAACGGCAACACCAACATACTTGCATCGGACAATGTGAATTTGCAGATTGAGGGAACCCTGAAGGCATCAGGCAAGCAGATGGAGTTCTACGCGGACGGTGACATCGGCTTCTCGGGCAGATCAATATCGTTCATCACGGACAGCAATGTAATGGTGTTGCAGCAAGGCAAGCGTATTGAAGTCAATTCTGGAAAACCTGCGATCACTCCGCAGCGGGTGGATGTAAAGGGGGGCTGAAGTTGAATTACAGGGGCAAACATCGCAAGTACTTATCGGGGTCTTCCGAATATGCTGTGTATTCGTATGGCGATGTTGTCGAAAGAAATGGGGTTTCTTATGTTTGTAGTGTTGAAAACACATCGGGATATATTCCAGAAGACACGAATTCAGGATTTATTTTGCTTGGTGGCGGAACAGGCGGCTCAGGAACAGTAAATTTTTCTTTCTCGCCAACACCACCAGTATCGCCTGGTGCGGGTGACCAGTGGTTTGACAGTGACAACGGCGTACTGTATGTGTATGTGGTGGACGAAGACTCGGGGCAGTGGATACAGCCCACATCGGGTGCAAATGCCATTGATGGCGGAACATACACATGAGCATCAATTTTCCGTCATCACCGTCACCTGGTCAGCAGTACTCCTTTCAGGGACAGGCTTGGGAGTGGACAGGCGTTGCGTGGAAAGCAGCCACTGTATTAGCCACGAGCGGTGTCACGGGCCCGCAAGGCAACACGGGAGCCACGGGTGATACGGGTGCAACGGGTGCAACGGGTGCTACAGGTGCTACTGGTCCTCAAGGTGCAACAGGAGCCACAGGTGCCACGGGTGATACGGGTGCAACGGGTGCAACGGGTGCTACAGGTGCTACTGGTCCTCAAGGTGCAACAGGAGCCACAGGTGCAACTGGAGACACAGGAGCCACAGGAGCCACTGGATCCACAGGATCCACAGGAGCCACAGGAGCCACAGGAGCCACAGGAGCCACAGGAGCCACAGGAGCCACTGGATCCACAGGAGCCACTGGATCCACAGGAGCCACAGGAGCCACTGGTGCAACAGGTGCAACCGGACCACAAGGCATCACAGGAGCCATTGCATTCTCCGCATCAACCACACCACCCGCAGGAGCAACATACGGTGATATGTGGTTCAACACCACAAGCGGAAATGTGTTTGTGTATATCACAGACGGCAGCAGCAGTTACTGGGTTGAACCGTTTGGTCCTGCGGGAGCAACAGGAGCAGCAGGAGCCAATGGTGTTGCGGGGGCTACAGGAGCAACAGGTTCTCAAGGTGCAACAGGTGCTACTGGTTCTCAAGGCATTCAAGGTGCAACTGGTGCCACGGGTGATACAGGTGCTACTGGTCCTCAAGGTGTAACAGGTGCTACGGGTGATACAGGAGCCACAGGTGCTACTGGTCCGCAAGGTGCAACAGGAGCCACAGGTGCTACTGGTCCGCAAGGTGCAACAGGTGCAACAGGTGCTACTGGTCCTCAAGGTGCTACAGGAGCAACAGGTGCTACTGGTCCCCAAGGCAACACAGGTGCAACAGGTCCAGTAGGAGACTATGTAATCTCAGTAAACGGACTCACAGGAACCGTCCAATACATCACAGACTTCAAGAGAGGATGGTTCATGTCATGAGGCGATGGAGACTCAAC